AGATTTTGACATTTTTTTGTGTTTATGATAAGATTATTTTATGAAGAAAACACCAGAGGAATTACGCAGGCTTATGGAATTACGCCGTAGCAATGCTGCCTCTGCCGTACCCTCAAAAAAGAAATACAATAGAAAGAAAAGTCAGTCCTCGCTGATACAATTGAGGAAAGAAAGGGCTCCCCATGACTAAACTAAAACGCTCTAATGATAGGAAAGTGGCTAATGCTGTATCAAAAAACGGAAAGACCCCAACAATTGCCAACACTTTTGGATTGCCTAGTGGTAAGGCTTACTCATGTCCTGGTGAAACCTCTGTATGCAGCAAAGTATGCTACGCAGGAAAACTCGAAAAGATCTACAAAGGTGTAAGAGATAATCTATTACACAATTGGAATTTACTAAAAGACGCTAACTATGAAGAGATGTATGACTTACTTTCTGCAATGATAAAAGAGTTTATTGTTGATTGTGAAAAGAAAGAATACGCAAGGGCCTGGAAGCATGTCATCCTAAATAATCCTGATGTTCAATTCTGGGTATACACTAGAGTGAAATCTGCTGCCCTAATTCTCAAGGGTATGGATAATTTGTCTCTATACTATTCTGCAGATAGCGAGAATGTCAAAACCGCTGTAGACCTAAAACTAAATCATGGTGTACGCATGGCATACCTTGCACAAAACTTTGCAACTGGTAAAGCAGATGTAAAAGAAATGATTGGAAGACCTGCTGCTAAGTGTCCTGAAAATGCAAAACAAATTCCACTAATCTCAACTAAGGGCTCGGCTTGCGTTTCGTGCTCACTTTGTGTATACTCTAAGAGCGACATAATTTTCTCTGCGAGTAAGAAATGAGATAAATGGATACCAAACAAATTGTATTGTTATTGTTATTTCTTTTTATTTTCTTTTTATATCAGTGAAAGGGCGGCACGGGGGCAAAATCTTTGGTTTGTCAAGTCATTATAATGTGATTATAAACACTTTATAAATCCCCCCGCAGATCCCCGCTGAATTGTATTTTTGACATTTTTCTGCTAGACTTATACTATAAGCAATAACCCCACAACGAAAGGAAACACAATGACCCTCGGAGGATACACTTATCAGATTGGTGACCTATTCACCACCAGCAAGACAGGCGTTACAGGTCGTATCGCAAGTTTCGCACCAATGTCTAACAGTGTTACTAGAGTTAGTCTTGTCTTGGCAAATGGCTCTCGCCGTTTGGCTATGGTAAAGACCAGCAAGTAATCTCAAAATGTGAGAAATGTCAGACCTAGATTTGACATTTTTCTCCAATAATGTCATACTTAGATAGTAAATAACCCACTAACAGAAAGGCAACACAATGTCAGTAGCAACCGCAACTTACAAGGTAGGCGACACCTACACCACACAGAAGTCAAAGGTCACAGGAGTAATCACAGAGATTACACCACAAGCCAATGGTAATGTTCGTGTGAAACTTGATGTCAATGGTAAGTCACGCTATACCACTTGGACAGCAAAGTAATCTTAGCAATAACGCTAACCTCTCCTGAGTATGAGAAGGATAAACTGCTCAACTTGATTTTCTAGCATAGAAATGCTAGACTAGATACACCCCACTAATGAAAGGACAGACCCAATGTCAAGAGGCAAAGCCATAAATGTCAAGATTGCCACCACTAAGGTAATCAAGGCACTTGAAACAAAACTAGCCCAACTCCAAAAGGATAAGGCTAACCAAAAAGTCAATGAGGAGAAGTTCTCAAAGGCACAAGAAAAATACAACAAGGAAATTGCTAAGTTAGCACTTGACAAGATTGCTAAAGCAACAGACTTGTCTTCTCATAAGAGATACAACGGAGAAATCTCAGTATCTTTCACTCTACCTGCTGGAAGTATTGAACTACCACAAGAACCTGAAAAGGATTTTGATACTTACCACGATTGGCAGTATAAGGAAATGGTAGAGGAAATTGAGAACGCAATTCGTATTCTCAAGATGACAGATGAGGAAGTAGTTTCTACTTCTACTTACAACGCTATCGCTAGATACTTGTAATAAAACTTTCCTGAGCAAGAAATAAAACTGCTCACCAATAAAACTAAATAGAATTGGGTGGAAGCCTGCGTTCAAGGCAACCTGCGATGCAAAGCCCGAGATTGCATTGATCTTGTTGCGAAAGTCCCCTGGCACTCCCTAACACCTGAGTATGGAGGAAATCCTTTAGTGTCTAAACTGCTCCACCTCAACCCCCCGTGCCGTTATCCACAGGGTTATCCACAGGTGTGAATTTGCTCACATTTACGAGATGTCCGATTTATCCCTTATCTAATTATCCAGATTTGCATTTGTCAGACTAGACTGCTATACTTGAAATATCAACAAACAAAAAGGAGAAAACTGTGGCTCACGATTTAGAATCACAAAATGGCAAAGTTTCTTTTGCGTCATTCAGAGAACCTGCTTGGCACAATTTAGGAACTGTATTTACAGAAGAAAAAACAACTGCAGAAATGTTAGAGGCTGCAAATCTAAATAACTGGAATGTTCGTTTAGAAGATTTGGAAACCCCATCACATCTTACAAGCGATAAATCTTATCAATATGTTATTCGTACCAATCCTACCGATAACTCACAAACCGATATTCTCGGTATTGTTGGCGAACGCTATCACCCATTACAGAATGAAGACCTATTTTCATTCGGTGATAATATTCTTGATGGCGGAGGTCGTTGGGAAACTGCTGGCTCAATCAAGGGTGGTCGTGTTGTATTCGGCTCACTTGCACTAGAGCGTGAAACTGTTCTAGACCCTAGCGGTGTTGCAGATAAGGTAAAAACTTATTTGCTTATCAACACATCACACGATGGCTCAATCGCTATTCAAGCAAGCATAACACCTGTTCGTGTTGTATGCGCTAACACTCTCAATCTTGCACTAGGTGGTCGCAAGAAAAAGAATGGTATCAAGCAATCTTTCAAGATTCGTCATACACAAACTGCCAATGGTAAAGTGCAGATTGCTCGTGAAACTCTTGGTCTTGCTAATGCTTATATGGACGAATTTGATTTGATGGCTAAGGCTATGATTGAGAAAGAAGTCAATGCCAAATCTTTCAATGATATTATTCTCGCTGCTTACCCTAAGCCTGAAAAAGATTCTAAGGGTGCTTTCAAGAAGTGGGAAAACAAGGTTGATGTTATCAATGACATCTATACTGGCGAATTCAATGGTATGATTGCTGGTAATGCTTGGGGTGCTTTCAATGCGCTTACTGAACGCCTTGATTGGTATCGCTCCGCAAGAGGTGGTATTCCTGAGCAAGAATAAAAACTGCTCACCAATTGGTTCCGTAGATTAGTCTGGTTTAAATCGCTACACTGTCACTGTAGAGATCGTGGGTTCAAATCCCATCGGAATCGCAAAGAAAATCGGGACGTGGGGATTCGGACATTTCGGACATAAAAATATCAATCTTAAATTAAATTACGAAGAACGAAATAGATCCCCAAAAATATCAAAACCAAAAACAATTACGATAGAGTTGACATTTCCCTGATTGTCTGCCATAATTAATACATGACCCAAACATACAAACCATACACCATAAACGAACTCGTAATGGCTATTTATGAGGACAACCTATCACACTTTGAATTTGAGGAAAACATGGGTGGAGAGCCCTGTGACTGCTATCTACACAACACTATGAATACTATCATGAAATACTGGGGGGAATAATGGAATCAGAATATATCAATAGAACTAATCATATAAAAGAATATATAAAGATACATATCATCAGTCTAGAGCAGGACTTAGAACAAATCTCTACTGAAATGGAAGCACTTGACCCTGCCTCTAAGGATTTTAATGAGTTGGACTTTGAGTATAATCATATGAGTGGACAACTTCTTTCTGCCCGCCATATTTTGTCAGTGGTAGAGGATATACTGGGATAATGAATACAACACAACTAGAACCAAGACTGCAGAAACTAATCGACCTAGGGGAATCAGGCACTGACATCCTGCATGGTGAACTGAAGAACCTTATGTATGAGGCTGAACAGGAACTGATTGAGGCCCAACGCATTGAAGAAGAGAATGACTATAGCGACGCCATGGAATCTATGGAGCGCAAGTACTGGGAGGGACAGTGTGACGCCCTGTCTCATGTATATGGTTTAACATATGCCCTGGCCTTTGCAATCTCTGACCGAAGAAGCAAACAGCCATAGGCCTAGATCTAAAAGTGTGACCGAAATCACATTAAGAAGGTTTGATTTATTTTCCCGATTCTGCTAGAATTGGATTACGACCACTAGAAAGGACCCCACATGCCAAACTGGGTATATAACTCGTTAGCAATAGAAGCAGTAGAGACTGACCCTAGTCAGATTACTAAACTAGTTTCTCAAGTCAATCAACCATTTCAACGACAGCATGACCAATGGAACTCTGATACACAGCAAATGGAATTGTTAGATGTTGAGTATTCCAATCCTGTCTTTGCATTCTGGAACATTGTCAAACCTACAGACCTAGAAACCTATGCTTTACAGAAAGACCCTAACCATGATGATTCTATTATAGATTTTCAAGGTAACAACTGGTATGACTGGAATGTTCGTAACTGGGGAACCAAATGGGATGTTGCTGTTCATGATAAAGAGCAGTATCCTGAAACTACTATGGAGCAGGGTAATAAGTCAGTTATTTATGGTTTCAATACTGCTTGGTCCCCTCCGATTCCTGCGGTGCTTGCCCTATCAGAGCAGTATCCTGATTTAGTCTTTCATCTGTTCTACCAAGAAGAAACAGGGTGGGGTGGGGATATGCAGATTATGGGTGGTGCCACAATCAGAGAACAACACTATGAGTCACAGTGTAGAGATTGTGATGCAACTGACTGCATGGAGTATTGCGATAACGACTGTGGTGAGATTTGTAATGAGTGTAACTATCTAGGTGAGGCTGACCTTGATGCAGTATCAGAATGTGAGATTCACAAGGCATACCTAGATGAGGAACATGTGCCTGAATACCGCAGACTTGACAAAGCCAACGCATAATGAGATAATTGAACAAACGACCCAAGGAGATAATATGGCAAAAATAGATATGGATAAACTAGAACTAATCGGCAGTTTCGGTGTCGACAGCGGACAAGCAATGGTAGGTGACCCCTGCTATCTTGATGAGTGGAAAACTAATCGTGATGAGGAGTGGGACTTGGCAGGCAAGATAGGCCAATACTCCTATCAAGGTGCTAGTGCCACCACTATCGATAGTTCTGCTGGAGTATTAGGCAACGGTAGGTCAGTAGTATTCAACACAGGCTATGGCGACGGCGTCTACCCTGTTTATGCTGAATTCAATGACGACGGCAGAGTTGCTCGTATTGTTATTGAGTTTGTTAGTGACGAGGAATAATTAATGGAAATCATTCTAGGAGTATTATTTGTAATCTGGTGCCTAGGTGCACTATCAGGTGGCTTAACTGGATACACAGGAGAGGTAAAGAAATAATGGGAGCCCGCTGTAACTTTGTTTTTAAACAATCAGAGGACCTGGCAGTTGCGTTGTACAGCCACTGGGATGAGGACAACATGTACACTGTCCTGGCCCATGCGCTGCAGCATGCTCGTCCTAGGCTGCAAATGGGAGATATCCCATATGCCACAAGAATGGCAATCAGTTACATCATCCAAGACTCAATCCTGGAAGAGACTGGCTACGGAATCTATGCAATGGACCCTAGCGACCAGGCCTTTCTGGACCACCCAATCACAATTGATTTAACTGACATGACAGTAGGCAGCGGTGAAGACTGGCACAATATTGAGGACTTCATTCACTACCACACAGGTTTAATTGCGAAGGTCTAGGTTGGGTCACCTGGATCTTGGGTGGAGGGGGCAGCGTGGGGTTGCCCTTTCCACCAACTTTTGGTACAATGATAATGGAGGAGGACTATGCGTATCAGACGAATACTAACAGCGGAGGAAAAAATTGCTAACAAACTTGGCAATGAGATTTCTGACCTCAGAGTAGATTTAGAACTAGTGGGACAATACTTAGCACAGTCACAGCCTTATGTAGTGTATAATCGTTTACAGGTAATAGCAGAAGCAGCCAAGGAAACCAAGGAGGGCACCAACTATGCCAGAAACAACTTTTGAGAACAAGGCCCTTATATTGGGACAACTCTGGTTAAACTATAAAACAGATGATGAGTTATCAGATTTCTTTGAGTACAATGACTTGGGGCTGCCGCTTGCTTTTGCATTTGCCGAGGGGATAATTAATAGTACTCCTACACTAGAGCAGTATATCAACGAGTCCTGGTTCTTATTGCTAGAGGGACTAGGCATTGAGGATATAGGGTTTGAAGACATCACCGATCTTCTGGAGGAAGAGGCGTAAAACCGCCCGTGCCATACTTTTATCTGTTTGTCAAACCATCAAACCTTATTACGAAAAGACATTACGAACCCCTAAAACTTTCCCCCTGCTGAACATTACGATCCAAACCTTTATATCACCAAACCTTGTATCACAGATATCCAGGTTTGTCAAACAAGGTGTATAATTTATATATGCCAAGACACTTTGCAAACCTTTATAGCCAGAGATCTCATAGGCATGACTCTAAAAGAGATTACGATCAATTCACTGAAGACATGAATACTATAACAGGTATGTTGTATTCTATTGTTACTCTTAAGGGTTTCTTTCCTTTCTTTAGATCCCCCGCCAAAAACGCCGATCAAGCGGGCAGCCCCGCACCTTATCCGATCCCGCTCGAAAAAGCGGGGGATAAAGAGTAGCAATCCTACCCCCTATAGAATAACAAACCATTTCTCCTGGTTTCCTATATATTTTATAAAGTTTTGTTAAAAAACATTACGATTCTGGCAAATTTTCCCCTATTTTGGCTACATTTTTATGGGCAATTTCATGCATATAAGACACTTGACAAACCACTATTTTGCATGTATAATGCCCAAACCTTATATCTGGATATGATGGTTTGACAATATCGGGCATATGTGGTACAAAGGTTTGAAGGTTTTTGGATATGGAGGTTTTTCGATTTGACATTACGAACGCCTTGTGGTAAAGGGCTCCCTACTCCACTATCCTCCACAATCCTCCACTTTAACCCTATCTAATAATATCATCAGTAACATTTTTCTGTGGATAAACCTGTGGATAACTGCACTAATGGGATACTGTATCTATGCACTAATGGTATAGTAACCTGTGGATAACATACTTGACAAACCATCCAAACCAGATATAATTGATAGATGAACAAACCATTCAGTCCTAAACTATACGCCGATAACGATGATGCCAAGATACTTGTAATAGATTATCTAGAGGCTAATGGATTTTCGGCGGGGATCAATTCAGATGACTACGGGATAGACCTATTGGCCAAACATCTTCAAACCAACAAAGACTATGAACTTGAAGTTGAGGTTAAGCATAACTGGAAAGGCCCTATGTTCCAATATAAAACCTTACACTTTCCTGGCCGTAAACTTAAATTTGTCAAAGATTCCGACCAAACCGTATTCTTTATTCTAAACCATGAGAGAACTCATGCCTATTGGGTAAAAGGCAGTGTATTGGCCAAATGCCCTATAGTAATAAAGGACACCATCTATACCAGAAATGAAAGGTTTATAGAGGTGGCCATAGATAACTGCCATCTCCTAGACCTTAACAAACCCCTATCCCTGATATAGGCACTATAGACGATACTAACCGATAGTGCTCTTATAGAGCATATGAAGGTTTGTTATTCTATTTTCCGCCGAACTTTACATACCGCCGAAATTTAAACCTGTGGATAAACCTGTGGATAACTATGATACAATGGTTATATTATGATTAGAATACTATGCTACAAGTGCGGAGTCGTATTTGAAAAAGATTACGATACCAAGACTTTATGCCCGAACTGCGAAGACAAACTGTTCGAGCAACAGTCCTCTTTTGAAGAATAATACAGTGCTATAATATTTTTGTATATGGATCAAGAAATGCTAGACAGGATAGCCAAGATCATATCTCCCTATCTTAAGACCAAGCACAAAGAAAAAGAGTCACATATCTTGGCAAAACAAATACTTGAGGAGTTGAAAAAAGATTATGACAACACTAGAAATTTTCAATGAATCTCCGTACAAACTTGTAAAAAACTATTTTAAGATAAATACAGATTGGGAGACAGCACTTACTCTTTTGTATAAAAATTCTGACAAATCTCAGCATAGCCCTGGCGTTCTGTGGTTTAAGATTAAAAACCGTAAAATATTTAAAGAAATACCAGACCTCAAAACTTTTTGTGAAAATATAAATAAAGACTCCAACTCAGAGTTTTTTGAAAATTGTTCGTTTAACGACGATTGGTATTCAGGATTTTGTAACTGCTCTGGCTTATGGCATCTAGATGGTCCTGTTTTATCTTTAGATTATCAGGGCATGCAGGCTCACAAAGATGTATTCGATACTGCATATATTCAAATTTTAGGCAATTCTTTTTGGACACTTGGAGGAGAAATAGAAGTAACACTAAATCCAGGCGATCTTCTATATGTATCTAAAAAAATAACTCACGCAGTAAAAGGTGAAGGACCAAGATTTGGTGCTTTAATTGTTGCTCCCAGATACAAGGGCAGTACAAGCCTCAAAAACTCCATGTGATACAAAATGACCGCAAGGGCATGGCTCTGTTTTGCATGTGCAATCTTCTGGCCTAGGCAAATACTGCTTGTCGTTAGCAGTCTCAATAACATTACAAGGCTTATTTGATTGATGTGCAACATATTTACCACATGGACAAAATCCTATTTTACCCCATTGTCCTGTGTGCCCACCACCACCAACCTGAACTACCTGACCATCATCACCAACATTAGCACTTCCAGAACATGTTCTAACATCTTTGCTATATTGCTGGTTGGGGTGTTTATTTCGTTTCATAATCATAGTCTACCATACAGACCAAATGATGGTATAATTAAATCAACATGGAAAATTTCAACAAAGTCTACCTAGAAGAAAATATCTTTTACATAGAAAATTTTATATCAGATCCTGACATAGAAGAGGTTCTTGCTAATGTCGGATCTTGGACTCTCAGAAGACAAGATCATCATGAAAAGATATCATTTTCTATATTTGAGTCAGAAGAGGCGATCAATAAATTTAAAAAACTCGTTGAGGACAAGGTTTCTATTGTAACCAACAATAAAGATCAAAAACTAAGAAAGATATCTATGTTGCAAAAGTATAGCCCTACGGATTCATCTCCATTGGCTTTGGGGTATCACTACGAAAACCACCCAGAATGTGATTACGAATCTAGATGGATTACCCTTGGTGTTGTACTATACCTAAATGATGGATACGCAGGTGGAGAGTTAATATTTGAACACAAACCTATTGAGTTTGCACCTAAAAAGGGAACATTAATAGTGTTTCCAGCAAGTGAAGAATATAGTCATGCTGTAAAACAGGTCACAGGTAAGGATCGTATTGTATATTCTGCATTCGTGTATGCTAAACAATATTGGGACATATTAAATAGAGCAGGGTTTACTGACTTTTAATAGCATTGTTGACTATCCTTATCAAACCTCGTCTAGTTATCTTACTAGCATCAAATGTTTCTGTATAACCACCTTGTGGCATATCGTCTTTATCCAAGAAATGTCCATACTTATCTCTTAGTGTGTTTAGTACTAAGGTTTCTACGGCTCTTGCTTGATCCCGCCGAGAAAAGGCCCAATACTTAATTAATATCCAGCCCTTGGTCCTATGGCTTGCAAACCTTCTACCTGAAACATCTGATATACCCACCTTAACGGCCTTATGTATGGGACTATAGAGTATGTAGAGTAGGGTCATGTCTTTATTATACCCCGCCAAAATCTTCTATTTAAAAAAAACTTCTCTTGTTGAGTCTTTGGTAAACCACATAGGAATAGTATACCTTTCTTCCTGTGTAGCGTTTACTTGATGAACCATATCTACATTCTGCGATGGGAAAATAACTAAGTTGCCTACAATTGGTTTAACAGAAAAATTAAAAGTTGGAAAATATAAGTCTCCTCCATCAATTACTGTATTAAGATATAAAATACAACTATAAGCAAAATGCTGCTGATATCCACTGCCTACATCAGAATGAATGTTGATCCAATCACCTTTTAAATGCTTTGTAAGCCATAGTGATGTCAGGTATTGTGTTTCTTCATTGTATAGTTCTTGTATTTTTAATTTTGCCTTTTCGACTATATCTTTAACCAAGTTCTCTATATCCTCAAGCCTTGTTATGGCTTTCTCTGGTTTATATGATCTCATTTCATCATCTTGTCCAAACCTTCTTTTATAAAATCTATTTTCAAGATAAACAAAGTTTGGACTTGATCCGTCGCTCATCCATGGTTCGGCATTGACAATATTACGATTCATATAATTAATTATTTTATTTGATTCTTCCGTGTTTATAAAATTTTCAATGATTTTTACTTTTTCTACTGGATCTTGAAATACTGTCATTTATCTATTGTATCATAGGGTATAATTAATATATGAATGAACAAAAAATAAAACAAAGCATAAGGGCTTTAACAGTCCTATTTGGAATATTTATTGCCGTAACTATAATTGCAGCCATATTTGCTTGACATATAGTCACAAACCTGTCATACTAGTAGTATGCAAACATTTCTACCATCTCAAGACTTTACCCAGTCTGCCCAAATACTAGACTCAAAGCGCCTTAACAAGCAAATCCTAGAGTGCTACCAGATTCTTAATGTCTTGTCTGGCAAATCACCCACAGGTGGATGGCGTAATCATCCAGCAGTATTGATGTGGCGTGGCTTTGAGCGTGGTCTATGGGCGTATGTCCAGGCTATGATTGTAGAAGCCAAGTCTCGTGGTATCAAGACAGAGAACAACGAGGCAAACCTTAACAGACTCAAAGACCAGTGTTGGGATGATTGGGGTAGCGATGCTCCAGCATTTTGGTTTGACGATGAGAAACTTTCTAGAGTTACTACTACGCACAGAGTTAGTTTGTTTAACAAAGATCCTCTCTATTATGCAAGGTTTCAGCCATATGTTAGTAGTTTTTTTAACTCCCCCTGCTGTCCTGAGCGTAAGTTGCCATGCAAATATTATTGGCCAACACATGAAAAAGTATTGGACAGTAATTTTGTAGTAAATAAATAATTTTTAAAACCTAAAGCATGATATAATCTAGATATGGAAAAATCAAAGTGCCATTTTTGCGATAAAGAAGCACAGTATTACGATGTTGTGCTAAAAAACGCCGAATACATTGTGGGCGATGTCTGCGCCGATCATCTTTCCGTAGAATTTGTATCCTAACAAAGGAAGAAAATGAATAAAAGAATACTGAAAGATGGATCGCAAGTTGATTCATACGATAAGCCTATTGATTTAATTATACACACCAAGGCTCCTGCTAAATGGAAACTAATAGACCTTGAAACAGGACAAGAATACCTTGGCTCTGAAATACCTCATGGCACATTTGCGGAAGTTTTAAGAAACAAAGTTTTAAATGGTACTATCGGCTCTTGGTTCAAAACCAAGGGTAGAGATGTTTGACAAACCAATCACAGTAAGGTATACTTGAAATATGGAGCAATGGGTCAATAACTACGCATCATGGGTGCTTGTTTTAAGTGGTGCTGCTGCCATGTTTGTAATTGGCAGAAAAAAAAGATTTGGTTGGCTTTGGTTCATATTTAATGAATTTATGTGGACTGCATATGCCCTAATTACAAAGCAATATGGGTTTATACTTGGTGCTATCCTGTATGGGGTAGTGGGAGTTAAGTCTTTTATTCATTGGAAAGAAAAAGATAAAACAGAAAGGTTAATGCATTAATTATGATTAGTTTATTTTTCTTAATTCCAGCATTTGTTGCTGGATACATAGTTTGTTACCTAGTTATGACTTGGGGAGTTGATCAAAACTAAGTTTTTATGAAAGACTATTTCTAAATTCACAAATATTTTTAAAAACTTCATCGTTTGGCCAGAATTTTTGTAAATCAGAATAGTCAGTAGGATTTTCTTTTTTTGCAAATCTAAAAAAAATCATTTTTACAAAATCTCCATCATTAAATATTTTGTTAGGTCGCCAGTGTGCAGTTTTATTTGGATTAAAAACTAAGGCAGAATTGTTTTTAATTTCATAAGTTTCAAAATTTACACCAAGATCCCATCTTGTGTTTGAGTCAAATTGATAGTTAATTATTAAGTCGTTATTGTCCCCATCATAATGCGGAGGCAGACTTGGTGTTCCATACCTAGAACTATATTCTACATATGTGATAGAAGAGAGCGTCAGATCAAGACCAGAGATAGAGTTTGCAAGTTTTGTCAATCTTATAGTCAGTAATTTGTCCGCAAGTTCTAAGTTTTTAACAGGAAATAAATCTCCAATATTATTGATATTAAATTGTATTCTTCCAAGATATTTTGAAACAGAAATATATGAATCTTGATCATCAAATATAAAATTTCCATATTCGTCTTTTGGTGCTTCAAGATCTTTTGTTATATTATTAAATATTGAAATTTCTTTTTCAGAAAGTAAATCATCAATAATTTCTGCATCCATCCTGTAATTATATCATGCAGAATTTGACAAAACTACTATTTTGCGATAAAATTGTATTATGAGTAGACACATAACATGCCCAATTTGCAAAAAAGAGTGGGAACTGAGATGGGGAATTATGGCAAATGAGTCTTTATCTAGACATATGAAAGAACATAAGTGAAACCACTAGCACACATATACGATGTTGATGGAACTCTTGCGAATGTAGATCCATTTTTACACCATGTTCGTGGTGGCAATAAAGATTACGATGCTTTTCACTATTCTTCCATTGATGCCCTGCCAAATTTTGATGTAATTGAAATGTTAAACAATTCTTATAATGATAAATATTCAGTCATCATTGTTACATCAAGAAAAGAAAAGTATCGTGGAATCACATCTCTATGGTTGCAAAAAAACAATGTAAGAAGCCATGCCCTGTTTATGAGAGCAAACAATGACAACAGACCAGACTATGAAGTTAAAAAAGACATACTAGATAAAACAAATGAACTATGGAACGTAACACATGCAGTTGATGACAACCCACATGTAATAAAACTATGGGAAGAAAATAATATCCCTACCACAAAAATAGGCACATGGGACGGAGATCGTAGTTGACCTTATTGGTTGGCTATGGTATGATTAGTATATGAAAAAAACTAACAACAAAGTATCACAACATAAGGCAAAGCGTTACGCTAAAAATAAAAAGAGGCTTAAAGATAAACCACATCTTTCTAAGTTTGAGCGCCAACAAATTGCAAAAAGAGCAGAAATTTTAAGCGCATCGTTGCAAAGCATGACCAGCCATGCTAGATAACATAATTAAATTTATATTTTCTTGGGAAAAACTTAGGCTTGCAGTTTTTGCTGAAGTAGATTGGCATAATTCAATTACTAGAACACTAAATGATCCAGAATCTATGAAAACTGCTTCTGCTTTTTGGTGTGAAGAAGATGGTTGGCGTGGCTGGAGCATTAAAGAAGATGGGTCATACTATTTTCATGATGTGCCAGAAAAACACCTTAGTGATATATTTGATATAATAATAGATCAAGAAATAGTATACTAAAGGAGATGCATTATGGCATGTGGATGTGGATTTTCAACTGAGTACCCAGTCTGTAACGGAACTCATAAAGTTGTAAAGGCTGTAAAAGATAAAATTATTGCTGACATTGAGGCAATCGATATATCTGATGGAAAGTTAAATGGCTTGGGCATGAAAATGCTTGTGATTGAAGCAATTAAAAAGGCAAAGGGTGTATGACTTGACTATTTTTTACAACGAATGCGTAAAAAATAAAAATGTTTGGAAAATAGAAAATGTTTTTTCAGATACAGAATTAAAAAACATTTATGAAAAAGTTAATCAAAAAAGAAACGAATTTGATGAAAATTTTGTTTTTCATGGAGACTCCAGCCTAGAAGATGTAAGCGGAATAGGCCCAGATCCAGATCTTGGCAGGTTTAGAATTGGAAGAATAGAAATAACAGAAGAAGTTTTAAAAAAACTCAACGACTTATTAAAAGATAAAACAAATAAAAATTTAAAACTAAGTGGTATAAGTTGTGTTGAATATAGTAATAAACATGGCGAACCAAATTTACCACCGCATTTTGATTCTTGCGAAACAGATTTAATTATAAACTTTCAGTTGCAATCTAATACTGAATGGGAGTTGGGATTAAATTTAGAAGTTTACAAACTTGAAGACAACTCAGCATTAATTTTTAATCCTAATGAAATAATTCATTGGAGGCCTTTTAAAAAATTTAAAGATCAAGAGTTTGTCAAGATGATTTTTTTTAGATTTACAGATTATAAAACAGACAATAGTCACCTAATGTTAAGTCAGGACGACGAAATTTTTAGCGAAGTTCTTAAATATAGAATGAGTTTGTGTCATAACCTAGAAGACTGTGACTGTTTTTGTGATGACTGTAAAAAAGCACAAAAAAATATTATAGATAAAATTATTGAAGAATATAAAACTTGTTTAAACATAGTTCAATCAGAAGATAGGCTATTTTGTTATACATGGTGGAGACATGACGATTGTGAAAGAATTAGAAAGTTGTTGTATAAGATTACTAAAAATCGTTTATATACCCTGCCAGAAACAAGACCATCAGTTAATGCTGCTATAGAAGAAATGATTAATGATCCAGATACCGCAGAAATATTACGAAGACTTGAAGACAACGGTATTTGACAAGCAGTACGATACAAACTATAATTAAATAATGGAGCAGTAGCCAAGTTGGTTAAGGCCCCGAACTCATAATTCGGACGGCAGCAACACGGATTCGAATTCCGTTGGAGATACAATACCTCTGTAACTCAGCGGAAGAGTAGCGGACTTCTAATCCGTTTGTCGCAGGTTCGATTCCTGCCAGGGGTGCTATAATGGTTTTGGAGGAACAAAATGATCATACAAATTATAGGCTTGCCTGGATCTGGTAAGACTGCACTTGCAACGGCACTTAAAGAAAGAATTAATGCTATACATCTTAATGCTGATGAGGTAAGATCTACAGTTAATTCTGATCTTGGATTTACCGCCGAAGATAGGATTGAGCATGCTCGTCGCATGGGAGAGATGGCAAGGCTAATTGCAAATCAGGGCGTTGCTCCTGTCATTGTTGACTTTGTTTGTCCTACTAAAGAAACCAGAGAGGCATTTGGCCCAGCAGATGTTGTTGTTTGGGTAGACAGAATTAAGCAAGGTAGATTTGAAGATACAAATAAAATGTGGCAAGATCCAGAAAGATTTGATATCAGAATTCTAGACGGATACACATTAGAGCAGGAAGTAGACACTGTAATACAGGCGGGCGCCTTGTTTGATTGGTCTGCCCCAACAACTCTTCAGTTAGGAAGATATCAGCCTTGGCATGAAGGGCATCAGGCTCTCAAAGAAGAGGCTCACAAAAGAACTAAGCAGGTGTTGGTAGGTGTTCGCAATACATACAAGACATCAGAAAAGGATCCATTGAAGTATGATGAGGTTGCAACATATATTCAGCAAGATAATCCATTTAAGGATACATTAGTGTTACGACTGCCAAATATTACAAATATTGTTTATGGTCGTGATGTAGGCTATAAGATTGAACAAGTAGATTTGGGAGCAAATATTCATGCTATATCGGCTACGCAAAAGCGTAAAGAAATGGGCATCTAAAATATTAGATAAAATAGGCAATGATAAAATTGAGTGGCCTTCGTGAAAGTAACTAGGGCAAGATCATTTGTTAAGGCACTAAGTTACCGCATATGGGGAACTCTTTCTTCATTTGTTGTTGCCTTTGTGATTACAAAAAATGCTACAATATCAGGAGCAATCGCTTTTTGGGAAACAGTAATTAAAGTATTTATCTACTATGCCCATGAGCGTGGATGGAACTATATACAGTGGGGGAGAAGGTAGTTTTTCTGATCTAATCAGAAACAAAACTATGGTATCATATCCATATGGAAAAAATATATCTAGATGAAGACAAAAAGGTTTGGATCATTGAAGATTTCTTAACAAAAGAAGAACTTGAGTGGTTCAAAACACAGACAGACGA